TTACCATTCTTTTAACTCTTCTAAAACGTCTGCTACCTTTTCAGTGGTAACCACCTCATAGGGCTTTACTGGTTCGTTAGGGAGAACATAATCAAATACTATCCCATTCTTTCTCACAATTTGAACAGTATCACCTTTTATAAAACCTTTATCAATTGCCTCTTTAAATTCATCATAATACAACATAACCATACCTCCTTACTTATTTATTCGTAAAAGAAATAGAAAAAGTACTAATTTTTACTACATTCAGCGCCTTATATTAATCATTTCAATAACCGTGCGTGTATGACTAACATAATGGGTTATGTTATAATATTAGTGTACTTAGATAGAATACTTTGTGATTTTCTTCCGTGGTTTATTCCACGGTTTTTATTTAGATAAAAAACACCCTTAATCTTGGCGGATAGGGTGCTTTTCTTATGCCTAGAATGCTATTCTAAACATTCTTCTTGTTGTTGACTACATTGTAGCATGAACTAACCTTTATTGCCAAAGAAAAACAGAAGTGCTGATACCATGCGCTTTCTAGCACTCGTCACCACCAATTCCCCGCCTTAAGCTTTCTGGACAAGGCTTTTTTTATTGCACTAAAAAAGCCCTAGCTTGTGCTAGGGGGATACTTTATAGATATTTTTCTATGGGACAAAAGCTATATTTTTTGTAATCTTTTTGGTTATATTTTTCAGAACTGTACCCTAAATGATGATAATCAATTAATAGCGGAAAAATTCTATTGCCCGAAAAGTTACAAATTAGCCTTAGAGGACCAATAAAACCAAATTGCCAAAGAGACAATTGTTCAACATCAATGCCGTGTAATTCTTCAATTGCAACCTTATATTTCGAGAATGCTTCATCGTTCTCAGGGATTTCGTGACAATGTCGGAATTGATGATCGCTATTTTTTTGGGGCGACCATTCTCTAGTTATTTTAGGAATCAGTTGGTTTAAAATTTTTGTTATGTACTCAGCGTACATATTATCATCCTTGAGGTAGTTCGTAAAACCTTTGCCTTTACTAGAACAAGATTTTACCCAGTTAGGATATGAGAAGTCAAAAATTATTTCGCTTTTAGGTTCTAATTGTTGTGGTATTCTTTTTGTCTTTGGAGATGGTGAAGGGACGCTTCGGTTTTTCTTCCTTTTGGACACAATCACACCAACCTTTCACCATAAAAATGAAAAATTGTTTTAGTTGAAATGATATTATGGCTACTTTCTAGTGGTTCTAGGCCTAATCTAGCCTCTTGCCATGGCTGTTCGTTATGAGACAATGTTTCTAATTGATTACCATCAAAGTTTCCATAAACTTCAATAACTTCATCAATCGAAGAAATCTCATCTTCATTCAAAAAATTTTTATAATCAATTTCAAAACCACTACAGTCAATGCTTGTTCCACGATAGTCTTTAAAATGTGTATATACTTCTGGAATAACTGGACCGTGAACCCACGCTTCAAAATCAACTGGAAACATCAAAGAAGACATTATCTCATCGTCTTCATCACTTTCAGCCGTTAATGCTAAGTGCCATGATTGAACATAGTAAAGTAACTTTTGTAATTTTTTAGGAGTGACATCTTTCACTTGTTTTATATCAATGATATATTTTATAACTGCTTTTAACTTATCATTCATAGCGAAACCCTCCTTTATTATTTGAGAGGTAAAACGATGGTAGGTTTCAAGTACATTTTAACTGCTATTGAAATATAATGTCAAGAGTTTTCTTGAAGTTTTTTAGAAAAATCCGTTAAAATACTAGCAACTTCGAACGTTAAATTTTCCATTTTTATTTTTCCGTTTTTTAATCTTGAAATTTTAGATTGCGGTACATTCGTTTCTTTTGAAATCATGTACTGTGTTGCGTTTTCTAAAAGCCATTCAATGTCTTTACTATTTGCTTTCATGTCAATGCCCTCCACTCTGCTTTCTATTGTTTATATTTATACTTACAGTTCTTAACCCAATAGTTGTAATTACTTTGCAATCCGTTAGTAGTGTGTCCACTTGGTGCTTGCTGGCGAAGCCATCTACAGAAAGCTTCAGCGTTTTGTTTAGCACTGTCACAATTGAGCTCACTTAAATCACTATCATTATTTTCACCATGTACGATAACCATATCATCATATACTTCCTTTTCACGAGAAGCTCCGCATTGTATAACCATAATTTGATTAGTTCTTTGCATTGGTGTCATGATGTAAAATCCATAGCGTGAGACTGGTTCAGCATTGTCACCTATGCAATTGTAAGGACCTGGTCCGTTATTAATGTATAGTCCTTCATAACTATTATCTTCAGCACTAGCCGTTTCTGTACCATAAGCATCCATTTCTGGTAATGATGACTCTTCTGTAGTTTCTTCAGTGGTAGTTTCTTCAGTACTAGATGATGAAACACTTGATTTAAATGTTTTACCTTCGTAGTGAGCTGGTTGATTGCTTGTGTAAATGCACACTCCACCAATGGTTACAGCTGATGTAATGAGTGCCGTTGTTGTAATTGTTTTCCATTTTTTCATTTTAAATACCTTTATGTGCTCTTTATCTTTATTTATTTTACATACTTATTGTATACATTATTGTATGTATTGTCAACGCTTTTTATAAACTTTTTTTGTGTGAGCAGGGCTTTTTTGGGTCTATAGGTTCCGTCCTATAGGCTTTTTTTATGCAATCTAAAAGCGGAACAGATAAGCGGTTAACCAATTTTATGAATACAGTAAGAATAAGGCTTTTAGCGGTAGCATGACACCCCTTAAAAATCTCAAAAAATGGCGCTCGGTGTAAGTGAACACCTTGTGGTGGCTCTCCTTGTCTCAAAATAGGGGGCGGGGGGGTCACTTCTACGTTTTTATTTTTTTGATATTAAAGCCGTAAAATGGTAAAATAAAGTCGTAAAATTTAATCATTTTCGACACATTAAGCGTGTTATTTTTATCTTCTGGTTAAAAAGGTGTCCCATTTTTGGGGCACCCTTTTTTATTATATAGAAAACACCAATAATTCACCGCATCGATAAATTTCTGCAAACTCAATCACACCACACCCTAACCTATTTACTTGTTAGGGTGCTTTAGTAAATTTCTAGACCTTTAGCATAAGCTTCTTTTGCTTCTGCCAACGTCATTTTATTGGGACCACCATCAATATTTGTTTCGCCTGTGTTTTGCCAACCACATTTATCACAAATATCGTAATCCCTAACCTCAGCTCCACACACTGGGCAGTTGAGCCATAGCTCACCATCAATTTTCCAAGTCTTTCGAGACTTCTCCATCGTAATACTCCTTTCCAATTTTGGGCCTGAACATAGTTGTAATTTTTACGTTTTTGTTCTTTCCAATTTCTCTACTAAACAAAAAAAAGCTTCAAGTATTCGTTATATATTAATCAAACTACTAAAACAGTTGAAATATAACATCACTCAAAGCTTTTTACACACAGATAATTCTACTTAACTCATTATACCATAAAAATAATTGATTCTTCCTTATAGCTGTTTAGCCAATTCTTGGAGCGCTTTTCTCTTTAAGCGAAACAGTGTTCGCTCTGCCACTCCGAAAAAATCTTGGATCTCATAGAAATTCTTATCACTACAGAAAAACATCTTCAATACTGCTCTTTGCTCTGGGTCATCTAGATTATCATCTATTAAGCTAATAAGGCTATCACGCTCACTCATAAGCGTATCAATACGTTTTATAAGTTTTTCTTTACGCATTGCTTTAGCATTGTAAATATCAGCAATATCTTTTGTAGAACTTTTTGTTACTTTAGGCTCTGTAAAATTAGATTTCCTAAATAACCCTTCTTCCAAATATTGAATTTCATAATTAATAGTTTGAATTTCTTTATCAATTTTTTTGATATTTTTTAACTTTTTATTTAATTCTTCGTATTCCACTAAAACCCTCACACTCTCTTTTATTAGCTATGCAATTCTTCGAACAGTGAAATACTTCACTTTTATATTAGCCTATTAAAGCAAAATGAATACTTTTAATAAATTTTCAGCCCCTTAGCGTAAGCCTCTCTAGCCTCTGCCAACGTCATTTTATTGGGACCGCCATCGATATTTGTCTCGCCAGTATTTTCCCAATTGCATTCACAGACGTCGAACAATTGAACTAGTCTTCCGCAAACAGGGCAATGGATATGTTCTTCTCCATCAATCATGATTATATTTTCTTTCATAGCCATCTTATCCTTTGAATAATCTAACTTTATTATATCACTAAAATAAAAGCGGGTTCTTAGTTTAAGTCCCCCGCTCTTTTACTATCCTCTTAACTGCCGAACAACTTTTTCAGCAAAATCTTCTTCATGGATATCTATTCCACCAACTGTATGAGTTTGGTTTTTATAGACAGATTCACTTTTTAAAAGGTTTAGTCTGTAGTTTTCCCAATACTCTATAAGTTCTTCATAACTTCTTTTCTTTGGGATAACTCTTTCAACCTTTAAAACGGGTTCTTTTTTTGTTACTGGTTGTTGTTTCTCAAGCTTTCGCCTTAATTTCATTTTATTGCGTTGTAATTCACGATAGTTTGTTTTCTCTTCCCACTGTTTGCGTGCTCTACTTCTTCCTATCCGTCTACACTCACTACTACAATAACAAGCGTTTTTAGTGTGACTTATGAAGTTTTTTCCGCATACGGTGCATTTTATCTTGATTGTAGCCATTATATCCCTTTCAATAAATATAACACGAGAAAAAATGTACAGTGACGGCTTGAACCTCGGCCGTGAAGGCGGAGGGGGTCCCATGCCCCCACTTAAAAATTTTTTCAAACCAAATTTTAAAAAGGGAAAAAGATTTTTAAATTAATCCTTTCAGTGTATCCCTCCAAGCGTTATCTAGTCGCTTTGTTTTATCTGATTTTACTCCGTGTTTTCGCTCAGCTTCTTCATTGATTCTATTTACTGCTTCGGCTTTTGCTTTTGCAATTTCATTATTTCTTCTAGCTTCATTATCTTCTTTTATTCGTTGCAATGCTTTGCCAAATAATTCTTGATCTTCACTATACTTCTTTAATGATTTTCGTCTTACATTATTAAAATATTTTTTCTGTTCTTCTTCACGTTCCCTCTTCTTATTATTTGCCTTAGCTTGTAGGGAGCCTAGGTCTAGGTAACCGTCAGCCGTGACTGGGATTCCTAGTACACTACGTTTAGGTTGGTGGTCTGTGGGGGTCTTAGTCATTACTATCTTCTCCTTCTTTTAAAACTGCTTGAACAAAGTTAGATGAACCGATTGTATTGAAATAGTGTCCATATACATCTTTATGGTATGCAATATCCGTATTACTACCTAATGTCCATGTTCTAGCGTTCTTCATCACATCATAATATAAAATCTCTAGTACTGCATTAGCCTCGTTAATATCTGAAATTGATTCTTCTTTCAAGTCATTCAATTCTTTAACTAAGCTGTACGCCTTTTTAAAATAGTCTTTATTATTACTATCAAAGATATCTTCAATTTCCGCTTTAATATCTACTGCTTCTGCTTGAGATAGTAAAGGCTTATTCAATTTGTTTAATTTATTCTTTAGAAATTCTAGTGTTGTATTTGCTTTCCAAAGACTATTACTAGCTTTCTCATAACCTTTCATATCATCTTTTTCTTGAGCTTCTACTTGCTCCTGCTGTGCTTTAGCAATAGCATTATTTGTTTTACTGATTTCTTCGTTGACTTTTTCAATAGCTTTAGTGTTATCTTCTTTTAGTTTTGTTAGTGTATCTGTAATTTCTTTTAGTGTTTGTGCCATTGTACTTCTCCTTTGTGTTGTTAGTTCTTACTAAGTTATTTGTTGCTAATGATATGTTTCATTTCTGATTGGTGGTCTCATATTATCTCCCAATATACTGATTCTTTAAAGTATTGTTAGCTTTCTTTTAAGCTTCGAATACTGTAACGCTTATCTTTGATACCAGACGCTTTAAAAGTGTTACCCTCTAAGCCTTTCAAAATACGGCTTGCGTTGCGTTCATTATAGACTGTCTTTAACTCTGACCCGCTCAAATTAGTATTGATAATCGTGTTTTCTCGGTTATTCAGAATATCGAATAAGAAGTCTTGTTCCCAATCGCTTTTAGGGTTTAGTGTTGCATTCTTCGCCCCAAGATCATCAAGAATAAGGTAGTCAGCTTCAGTCAATAACTTAACTGCTTCTGCCTCTGTTAGCTTAGCCCCTCTACCATAATTCCACCCCTCTTTGATTTCCTTAATGATTTCTGTAAGGCTGATAAACAACACACTCTTAGGCTCATTTTTTGCCCTGTATCCCTCGTTTATCGCTTTGGCAATAGAAATACTTAGGTGACTCTTTCCAATGCCTGTACCGCCCGTTATGAGGGTATTTCCGACCATGCCATTTAGATACTTGTTTGCTTGCTGTTTAGCAAAGGCTAAAAGCTGACGCTCTTCTGGTGTATTTGCTATAAAAGTGTCAAAGGTAGCCGTTTTAAGCTCTTTAGGGATTGTACTATCACGTTCCAAGACGTTATAAGTATTTGCATACAATTCTTTATTTTTGAGTTTTTCAAGTTCGCTTTGGCTCTTTTGAGCTATTCCCTCTTTAGCACATTCGGGACAATATGGGGCGGGCTTTCTCGGTTTGGCTTCTCCCGCTATTACAACAGTCCTGTTAAGCTGTTGTAAATGTACGTTATGTACGGGACAAACCTCATCAAGTTCTATAATATGTTTCAAGTTCTCAAATGGGTTCTTTTCCATGTTTTTACCTCACTTTCTAAAATGGTAAATCGTCTGGGATAGTGCTTTCTATATCACTTTTAGCAGGTTGTTTCTTGGATTCTTCAAATCTTCGTTGTTCTTCATCTTGCTGAACAATTGTTTTGATACCATTTTGAGCCCAATTTTTAAGAATCGAATTGATATATCCGAAATTTCTTTTGGAGTTATCAGCTGCTCTGTCAATTGCTCGCTTAACTAAATTTGGCTCTAAATTATCAATTTCTATAAAATCTTTAAGTTTTTGCAATTGGTAACCATCTAAAACACCAATTCGCGATTGATAATATTCAAAAATATTAAATTCGGATTTTCCATCAGCAGTAGCAGATTGATTTTCTCTAGTATCTACTTCTGACTTTATATCTATATTTATATCTTTCTTTAACTCTATTTCTTTATCTATCTCTGTCTTACAAGTGGTTAACGGTTCGTTTACAACGTTAGCTAGTTGGTTTACATTGTAAGAATTATCATTTTTTAATTTTTGACGTTTTCTGTATTCTCGCATATATTGTGCTTGATTTGTTTCCTGTTCTAACATTGCTTTAGCTTGCAATAGTTCAGCATTTCCGTTGGTATCAATTTGAATTAGTCCACACTTGGTAAAATAAGCCATTGTCATATTAATATCATCTTCTGATACGTCCAATTTAATAGCTAATTCTTCTACCAAACTTTCTAGATAGCCGTCATAGTATAAAATACAGTCACTTTCCAAGCTTTCTAACATTAAACGGATATAAATAACAGTCATAGCATATCCGCCATTCATATTTTTCAATCGCTTAATAAAAACATTGTCAAAAAACTTTTTATCAACCTTTAACCAGAAATATACTTTAGTCTTTGCCAATTATTTCTCCTTTCTAGCGTACAGTTAAGAAATTAATCACGTCTGACACTCTGAAATATTGTTTCTTGCTACTCTCAAAGGGTGGCTGGTAGACTTTAAGCCCCAACTTAACCCAATTTGTAAGTGTAGCACCTGTTATGTCTAATTCTTCTTTCAGCTCTTTAGAACTTATTAAGCCTGTTTGTTTCTGTAGCTGTCTTTCTAGTTCTAATTTCTTTTCTGAAAGCTCATCTACACGATTTAATAAACCTTGTTCAAATTCTGTTGAAAATGTTCCCATATTACACCTCTATCGTTGGTACAGTAGCTAATTTTTTTCTATAATCGCTAGCTTGATTTTTATGTTCTGAAACGATATGTTTTAAAGCGTGAGTTACTGTATGTAAAAGAAGAATTGTTTGTTCATCTTCTTTATCTCTTGCTAACTCTAAAACATCTGTAATTATTTCTAGTTCTCCACAAAGTCCTTCATAATCTACTAAAAGATCATCATAATCATAAAAGCTGCTTGCCATTTTGTTTTTCCCTTTCTAGTTATAATATCGTCCTTGCAATTGAATATAAGCCCCGTATCGCTCTTTAACATGATTATCGGGCATTTTGTCATTCTCTTCTTTAACGTCCTCTACGGGCTTAATATGGAGCAATAAAAGCAATGCTATAATCAATACCACCATAAGTACTAACTGAGCCCAGATTGGTAAATTAATTTCTTGGTAAATCATTTTTGACCCTTTCTAGCTCTTTCCTGCTTAATACCAGCGATTTTTCCCATAAGAAATAGCTTTTTATAAACTTCACCTAAACTATTTTCACTTTGAACATAGCTTAGAATAGTACTGCCATAATAGTTTAAATCGCATTCTTCTTGTTCGGTTAAATCATTGTTATGGTAGTCGCTTTGTAAGTATTCATCATGAAAATTCCCTTGAAATCCTAGTTCTTCAATTCGTTTTAATTCCATGCTATTTCCTTTCTTCTTTGATTTTTTCTTGTTGCCTTTTAATGCTATTTTCTTATACTTGTTATTTACTATACATACCAATTATTTTGTAGTTTTAAGAGTTCCCGCTCTCTGTATGGACACAATAGCCTAACTTTGATAAAATTAAACTATATAAACTTTGCTAAAACCCTTTTAATAATAGCTTGCCTGCTTTATTAATTTTGTTTTAGTTTCATTTCCTAAAAGGCTTAGTGGTCGCCAAACTTCATAAGCCTTTTTTTGTTGCTCTCACGTATCTTTTTAGGTACGTGTTTTTTAGTAGTCTTCTACTAGCCATTCCATAGCTTTTTGATAAATGCTAGGCTTGACTTCGCCACCATTGCATAACTTGCGGTATGTAACTGGTACTACACCAATTTCAGCACTTGCCTGTTTAGCAGTAAGCTGCTTGTCCGCTTGTTTGCGTCTGATAGCTCTTGCTTGTTGTGAGGTGATAAGCATTTTTTGAACTCCTTTCTAAAATATCCTTTCGGATAACTTTAAATGCATTTTATATCCTTTTGGATTACTTGTCAAGAATAAAATATTTAAAAAATATATTTTTGGTTACTTTTTCTTTGTAAAATGATATAATCTCACCAAGAGGTGTTAAGTATGAATAATAAAATCAAAGAATTAAGAAAAAAGAAAAAACTAACTCAAGAAGAGTTAGCTGAAAAAATAAATGTTACAAAATTGACTATTTCACGTTGGGAAAGAGGAGAACGTGTCCCAAAATCTGATAAAGCCCAACAGTTAGCAGATTTTTTGGGTGTTTCTGTTTCTTACTTACTTGGATACAGTGATTATAAAAATAAAGATATGTATTTGGAAGAACATTCATTGGATCATATTATAGAAAGTGACAAATACAATGCTATTGAAACAATCGGAGAAAACAATCTTCCTTTAGTTTATAAGTTTTTAAGAAGGGAATTCGAGGAAGAATATAGAAATGTTTATCTTAATGATGAAGATCATACTTTTACAGAGGAAGATGCTATTGATGCAGTAGATATAGCAATGGGAAATATAGGCGATGGTTTTTGGAATTTACCTGATAGCTTAGTTAAACTCATTTTTTATTGGGCGACTTTAAAAGCTAGCGAGAGGGAACAGCTTTTAGAATTAATAAAAGTTCTATCCCTAAATAATCTAGACGAAGACTCGCTATCAAATGACAACTAGTAAATCTATCAAAAATTTATATTAGAAAGGATAATTATTTTATCATTGTCAAGACAAAAAAAGTTTTCTTCAAAAGAATTAATTAATCACTTAGAAAATAAAGGCGTCACTTTTGAAAAGTGTTCTAAAGGGCAGGCTATCAATTTTATCGAAAAAAATAACCTTTACTATAAGGTAGCGGCCTTTCGAAAAAATTTTAAGAAAAAAGATGACAAATATCAGAACCTTGATTTTGAATATTTAAAAGATTTAGCTTCCCTAGATTTTCAAATTAGACAACTACTTTTAAAAATATCAATTAATGTTGAGCATTTTATCAAAACGGAATTAGCTAGGCAGATAAATAATAACCCCAAAGAAAATGGTTATGATATCGTTCTAGAATTTAAAAACTCCTATCCAAAAAGTTATTATAAAACTCGGAATTATTTCAAAAAATCAAGGTATCAAAATGATATGTTTATCAAACGAAAAGACACCACTCCTTATTGGGTATTGTTAGAACATATGGATTATGGTAGCTTAATGGATTTCCTACAAATGTACTATGAAAAATATGAACCTAGATCACTAAAAAAAGCTTACCTTTTAGGAAATAACGCAAGGTTTATCAGAAATGCATGCGCTCATAACAGTATTCTTTTACTTAATGTTTTTAAAGACGATAATAAGTTAGAAAATGTTAACGCATTAGTAACTACTCTTGCTTCTCAAACAAATTTATTAAAATATAAAAACTACGCAAAAGTAAATGACTTATTATCTTTATTCGCATTATCTAAAACTTACTGCTCACCTGCAGTATATAAATATCAAAAACAAGATATAGATTATTTTATAACCCGTTGCCAACGTCACAAAGAATATTATTTAAAAAATCCTTTTCTTACTAAAATGTTTATTATTTTTCAAAAAATTGTTGACATTTTATAATTAATTATGATAGACTAGTAGGAAATGTAAGACTGATTTAGTTCAGCGCTCTATAATTCATGCGTGCGTGAATAAGAGAATTCAAAATTTCAAAGGTTGGCTGGGAATACTAGCCAACCTTTATTTTTGTTTAAAATAAATACTTTGTTAACTTGATGTATTTTAATAAGAACATGTTAAACCTAGAACCTTTTTAATAATAGCTTGCCTGCTGATGGAAAGGTTTATACATGAATATCAAAGAGGTTAAAAAGAAAAACGGTACTATTGTTTATCGTGCTCATATTTATTTAGGGATAGATAAAACTACTGGGAAAGAAGTTCATAAGAACATTACTGCTTCTACTAAAAAAGGTGTTAAAACCAAAGCCCGCGAGGCGGTTAATGAGTTCATCAGTAACGGTTATACAACTAAAACCAAAGTTATAGCAAAGACTTATAAAGAACTTGCTTCACTCTGGTATGATAATTACAAGAATACAGTTAAGCCAAACACCCAACAAGCAATGAAAGGACTGTTAAAGGTTCATATATTGCCCGTATTTGGCGATTATAAGCTTGATAAGCTAACAACACCTATTATTCAACAACAAGTTAATAAATGGGCTGACAGGGCAAATAAGGGCATTAAAGGAGCATACGCAAATTACAACTTACTTCACAATGTAAATAGCCGTATACTTCAATACGGCGTTGCTATGCAACTAATACAACACAACCCCGCAAGGGATATCATTGTCCCACGTAAAAAACAAAAAGAAAAAGCCAAAATTAAGTTCTTAGATAGACAAGAATTAAAGCGATTCTTAAGCTACCTAGATACATTAGACAAATCAATTTATGAAAATCTATTTGACTTTGTTTTATATACGTTTTTGCTTGCTACTGGTATGCGTATTAGTGAGGCTTTAGCCCTTGAATGGTCTGATATTGACTTAGAAAAGGGTATAGTCAGCGTTAATAAGACACTTAATAGATACCACAAAGTAAATCCGCCTAAATCAAAATCAGGGTATAGGGATATCTCAATCGATAAAGCTACTGTACTTATGCTTAAGCAATATAAAAAACGCCAACAAGTCCAATCATGGCAACTCGGGCGGTCTGAAACAGTTGTATTCTCTGTATTTACTGAAAAATACGCTATTGCTTGCAATCTAAGAAGAAGACTTGATAAGCACTTTAAAAACGCTGGTGTAACTAATGTATCTTTCCATGGTTTACGCCATACACACGCTACAATTATGCTTTACGCTGGTATTCAGCCAAAAGACTTACAACACCGTCTAGGTCATAGTGATATCTCTATGACACTTAATACATACGTTCACGCAACTAAAGAAGGGGCTCAAAAATCAGCTTCAATATTTGAAAATGCTATTAATAGTTTATAA